GTGTCTGTGCCCCCCTTTCATGTGACGAACATCACCCCCATTTTCGTCAAATAGTGTCACGTATCACACGATTTCGTTTGACAACGTAATGCATCTATGGTAGGTCGGCGGTAGGGCATATTAATAAGCGGCTCTATTGTCAGTACAATAGGGCCGCTTATGTTAGGACATTTGTTTGTGTGGTCTAGTTCACGCTCAGTTAACTTGACTGGCGGAGAACTAGGGTGCATTATTAACGCATGAACGGGGTGGTGATGGGCCGCACGGAATGGAAGGAACTGAAATGGAACCAATCAAGACTCTGCTTGGGGCAGGGGCGAGCAAGTTCTACGAGGAGGCAGGGTACAGCGTTCAGACTTGGGCGGGGGGTCTGAGGGGCTTGGTGTCTTATGGTGGCGATGAGATTTATGTCCTTCGTCGTGGTTCTCGGAACTGGGAGGTGCGTGACACTGACGGCGATTCGTTTGTTTTTGGTTCGCAATGGGAGTTGTTGGCTTGGTTTGGTGATCGGCTGTGAATTATTTGATTGTTGGCGAGGGCGATGAGCGTGAAATCACCAAGGAGGAATATGAACATTTATTAGACGAATTGGTTCAATATAGACTAGCCAGATACTTCAGGGAATTGGTTCGATGAAACGAAGATCGCATCACGGTGACGGTGACGATTTTGTCACTCTCACCAATTGGACGGTTTCTAATTTTATTACTAATGTGTTGCTGAATGGTTATCATGTTGGTTATTACAGGGATACTGGTCGCATTCATTATTGGAGGAATGGATCGAAGGATTATCACATAATTTCCATTGATAAAATAATTTCAAGCAAAACGGGAATTGAAATCGGAATTAATAATCATGGATAATTCGCTTAAATGGCTACTTGGTGACATAATTGATTATGCGGTCAACCAACAAGACATAATCGTTAAAACACCAACGATTATGCTGAGTGCAAGAACAATTGGTTCTTTTATTTCTTGGGTATTGATTTACAAGAAAAAGAAACTCTCTATTATTGGAGATATAGGCGACACAGACACAGTGTTTTATTCAATGAGAAATTTCGTCTGCGACATAGATAGGGAATGTAATGAGTCAGATAATTCTTGAGCGCACGGGCGATTCGAAGTGGTACATCAAGGGAACTGATGCGGGGGAGCGTCCGGAGATTGCAGCGGAGTTTGTTAAGTGGTCTGCGGAGATGACGGATGACAACTCAGACAACTAAAAGAAAGTTGCGCCACTACGGTATGAAAGAATTCTATACGCCTGGTGGCTGCAACATTCTTTATTGTGGGTGTACAGCATTTCGCTTGGTTAATGACTACACAATGGAAGTGTGGAATCATTTTGAGTCGTCGAGCGGGACAATTATTCACTATGATTCAATGGATCAAAGAAACGAAGCACTAATGGAAATGGGACTGGAAAGCATGGGAGTGCTCTAATGTATCAATTCAGAGAATTCGCCAAGAAACTTAATCTAGTCGATCAACTCCCGGGCCACATTATCGAGATTAGGTGTGATCGCATTCTGATTGATGGTATTGATTATCGCCTTGATGTATATGGCTGGCCTGATAATCGCGTAGTGTTTTCAGACAAATTGACAGGACAAAATGCGATTAAGCGGTTCGGACACAACGGCGCAGAGAAATGCCGCAAATTCTATTATGAATGTCTTGAGTCGATTGGAGTTGATTTGACAGCACTTGATATGTGAGGACATAGTTAACCCCCGGAAGTGGTTGGTTCCTTCCGGGGGTTAACTGTTTATTATGGGCGTTCTGCGGTGCGGGCTAGTCGCTCCCAGGCGGCCCAGGTTTCTGGTCCCCATATGCCGTCGACGGTGACGCCGAGGGCGGCCTGCAGGGACTCGATGACGCGGTCATGGGCTGCTTCGCTGGCGTCGCCCCATACGCCGTCGGGCTCTGTGCCGATGACGCTCTGGGTGTAGGCGATGCCCCAGGGGAACTCTCGTCCGCCCCAGTTGCTGGCCTTGATTACTGCGCACATTCGCTTCTCGGTATCGGTCCCGAGAATGTTGTCTTGTACAGCACCGAGAATTCGCTGAATGTCTCGAATGTCGCCGCCACTGGAAATGGCGGAATTGTCGTCGACTACGCGAATGCCGTAGCGGGCCTCGTCCATATGGCGTTCGCGGCGCGCAACGACTCCACCGTTATCCTGAGGTCCGCCAATGCCCCACGTGGTGTTTCCGTCGATTGAATAGAAAACACCGCCTGAATTGGGTGGCTGCTCCACAACGCCAATGTGCTGTGCAATTCCTTCACCGTCGAAATCGAATGTGATGAGATCGCCGGGGCGCACGTCCCATTTGTCGATGAGCACGCCGCGCTCGCGGGCCTGCGCTTCACGTCCGGGGACGTAGGCGCTTAGCCAGTTAATGCCTGCCTTGGCGAGAATGTAGGACACGAACATGTCGCAGTAGGGTACGCCGGACACGCCGAAACTGGGGGAGCCGGTTGCCTGAGCGTACCAGCGCCCATACTTGGTTCCGCTTTCCTTGTCGGCCCATCGGCTGTAGCCGATTTCCTCCTGAGCTGCGGAGATGATTTGTGCTCGGGTGACCATTCAGGACGCCTTTCCTCGCGGCGTGTTAGATGCTGCGACGCCGAAGAATGCGGCGAAAAGGAAGTTCAGGGCGCTAATCTTGTCGCCGTCAAGAATGCCCCAGACACCAAGGCAGACAAGAACACCAACACACACGGTGTAAATCCACATGCGGTATGCGTCGGGAATGAAGGGGGGCTTGGGGGACTCGTGCTCACCCATTGTTTTTCTCCTTGAGATAGGAAATGATTTCTTTGAGTTGACGGTTTTGCGCGTCTACGCTTGAGCCGCCGTGATTTGGCTTGACGTGATATTGAACGTCTTTTAGTTTTTCCTCTATATCCTCAAGCCGGTCCAGTACGCTGGGCATCCCATCTTTTCCGTCCCACGCATTTAACATAGTGGATAAGTGATCCATAAAGATGGTGGCACGATAGATGAAACGCCCGGCGATTGTGATTAGTGAAATGACGCCGAGAATTAGGGCAACGTCAATCGTGGTGGGATTAATGTGTATCATCGGACAAAGATTTCAGCGAACATGTTTCTGGTTTCAGGCGAGTCAGAGAAAAGGCGCCCCTTGCGGTACGTGCTGCGCATGATGCTGAGCACCTTGTCACCATACATGAGCAACCGCTCCCCCTCCCGCAGGTCTGAGACCTTATAGGCCCATCTTACCCTATCCCCGCGGGGCTGGCGGCGCTGGGCGAACCATGTGCCGCCGTCGATCCAGATGGAGACCTCGCCGTCGGGACAGCGGAGGGAGAATGCGTATTTGGCTTTTCCGGTCTTTTTCATGACAAAGTCGTCATAGTTGTCTGCGAATTTGTTGGAGATGGAATAGTCAGCATAGTCTTCGGCATAGTTCGTGATAAACGAACCGAAGCGGGTGTGTGCCACTTCGGACTGGAATTGCTCACTGTTGACAAAGTCGGTGACAATGAATCCGTCAGCGTGACGGCTAATTCCTTCCTTCGGTTCAATGTGAAACCTAATGAAGTAGGGGTTCATAATGCTTACCGCGTTGGAAAGCATGAGACACCGCACCCGGTCTTGATAGCGGTCTACTGTGGAATAGAAGTCCATGAAGACTTTCGCTTCATCGGGGAGGTACCTAAGCGACCCTTTATCAATAATGAATTCATCGAAGATAATGGTGTAGACATTTGGGTATGCAATCGACTTATTTGCTTGTGCAGTGGAAAGTGGAATGAAATAGCCAATGGTCTCCCATTTCTTTCCCACCTTGCGCTGCGCATACTGTCCTTCCACGCGGAATTCCTCATCGGGAAATTCGTGCTGAATGTCGGCAAAGAAACTATTTCGTCCCTTGAGTTCAGTCTTGTAGCGCCGAAGGTAAATGAATTGCTGTCCCTTGTTGATCGCGTTCTTGATAACAATTTTCTTGGCGCCGTAGGTCTTACCAAGACCACGGGCGCCCATAACCATGTTAAACACGCCCGCATACGAGAGCACATTAGAGAAACTATAGTAGGAAAATTTCTTTTTCATTCGTGACGCCTTACCGTCCACCAGCGAGTGCCAGCGAGAACATCAATAGACTTAGTTACTGGACCATAATGGGGATTGCCGCCGTGTCCAACAAGGGTGTTCGAGTCTACCACCATTTCAACGTGGTCAGTTTCCGGATAGTAACTACCCGTCGACTTCCAGGCCATGACAATCATGTCCCCCGGCCGCAACTGGGCCCGCTCCGCGGCCGTCATGGCTCCACCACGGCGCGGGAACGGTTCAGCCCCACGAAAATATTGATCGCCCGTCCAAGTGCCAACAAACGTATTAGAAGTTGCTTTATAGGCTGCATACATTAAACCACTGCAATCCGTGATACCAGAATTGTCAGGGTCTTGCCTGCCAGGACATTGACAATAAGCAAATTTACCCAATCGGGCCATTACCCATGCGAGTGCCGCTGCGCCCTTGCCGGAGCCGCCGGGCGCGGGAGTTCCGCCGCCCCCACCTCCCCCACCAGCGTTGGCAGCAGGATTCTGACCGACAATTGTTTGCTGAATGTCTTTGAGGTTTACTTCCCACAGATTATGGCCTCGGGAATACATTTGATAGTTGCCGAACTTTGAACGAAGCGTAAGAATGCCACTGTCGTCGGCACTAATAATCAGTTTCCCGCCAGACACGTTGACCGTCTGAGTGTTGTCGCCAACACTCCCACCATTACCGGGTGTATTTCCTGAAATACCCCCCTCGCCAACTCCGCTAGTGTCTTTTCCGGCAATAATATTCTTAGCCTGGGTGTAACGGTTAGAATAGCGGCCGAGTACTCCGTTAGACATAATGTCGGAATACATTTCCTCAAGACCACCACCAGAGTAGTTACTGGCCGCTTGAAGGGCGTAGCGAGGACCCTGATGGTATGCGACACACCAGAGAATAAATGCGTCAGTATCAGTCTCGGGATTGATCCCATATTGCTTAGCAACAGTGAAATAGTTCTCAAGGTCCTTGACAATCTGGTCACCCTGAATATCCTTGCCCGCATTAAGCAACGGCTTAAGACTATCCCCCACAGCGCGCGAGAGATAGTAGGTGTTCCACGACGAATCGGACTCAGGCACAGACTCGAGCCGAGATCTAAACCCCGCGTCCACTCGCCCATACTCGGCCGCGTGAGCGCCGCGCATTCGATTCAGAATTGCCGCAGCGCGAGTGCCATACCATTGCGCAATTCCGACGGTAATTGGGTCATTGTAGTTGATTGCCGAATAGTCCATAGACGACTCAACCTGACCAATAGCCTTAATCGCAACCTTTTTGGCTGTTGCGTCCCATGCCATAGTTCCTCCAACAGAAATAGCCTGCCCCAATTCTATCGGGGCAGGCTACTCCTGTCTACTCACCAGATTTTGTAGGTCATGTTTACCTGATAGGTCTGGTTTGCGGAGAGAATGTCTCCTGCGTAAATTCCTCCAGTCTTGGCAACATATAGATATTTATATGTCCTGTCGTTTCCAATAATTGTTGACATGACGCCATCGTACGGGCGCGCCCACCCAGGAATACTCATTAGTCGACCATCGTATCCCACATTATTTGTGCCAACCTTGAATGTTCCTTGAATATAAACCCAATCTCTATCGCGCTCGCACGTGAGGTAGTTGTAGTCCTTTGCCACAGTACCGTCAGACAGTGTGTGCAGAGCCATCGCCGGAGGGTTGAACCACGACGACCCGCCCTTGAGCCACACCTGAAATAGCTCCTTGACGTGCGTGTACCCCGAGGCAGTCATGTGCACATTATCGGGCCCCTGGTCCCAGGACTTGGCTTGCCCTTCCCCCCAGTGCACCCAACCACGAGAGCCCTCGCAGACGACGGCGCCGTAGGGCTTGCCCGCATTGACGACCTCGAATGTCCGGGAAACACATGAGCGCGCCATCTGCACATACTCATTCAGGGAGGACTCGTTAAAGATAACCGGGAGAACTCGAATGTCCGCGTTAGGGAAGTACTGGCGCGCAAGCCTGAAAAACATGCTCGCCTTGTCGCCCACCGAATTCTGTGCCCGAATGTCGTTCAGTAGGTCGATCACGAACAGATACTTAGTTCTGCGGCGCTTATCCTCAGACATTCCTTGCTTGGCGTTATCCAACTGTGTCAGGAAATTATTGTCAGATGTTGAGGTAAACCCACCACCGCCAATTGCGTACACATTAGGGTTAAGTCCCAACTCACGACACAGAGTCTCAGTCCAGCGGCTTGCTTCAATCGTGGCATTAGACGACCCAATGACTACGCCCTCAGTGAGTTTAGGGTCCTCGAGGAAGATATCGTTAGCCTCAGTCTTCGTGTAGTAGGCCGGGAAACGATTGTCGAAGTCCCTGCGCTGTTGATCCAACTTTCCCTGAATGTCAGCCTGAAACTGCGCGTTCTGGGCCTTAAGCGCATCACCCCACGCCTTAGTCGTCAGCGTAACCCGCTTACCCGCAGGCGACTTAAGTGGCGCCTCAATGTAGTTGCCGTCAACCTCACGGAATTCAGCGTCAATAAGGCGCCGCTTGAAGTCCTCGATTAGCGACTCGAGCGCAGTTTTCTTTGCGTCCAGTTCCTTGTTCCAACCTGAATGCGTCTTCTCAACCTCAGTAATGAAATTGGTGACCGTCTCATTCAGTTTGGCGATAATCTTATCCTGTTCCTCACCAAAGGAATTCGTGAACGCAATAACGTCAATAACGCTAGAGCGAATTCGCTCAAGCACATCAATATACGTCAGCCCGTCCCGATAAGTAAACGGCGTAATGTTATTCACCGACCGTGACTGAACGCGCCACAGCGCCTGGTCAATTGACCCAATAATGTCATCACCAGTAGCCATAATATCCTCCAAATCCTAGGCCGTAGGTAAATCCGTTAACTAGTCCCCCCGGAGTGTGAGGCATGTCTGTGTCCCACAGCCCCATAAAAAGTTCACTCAGTTCTGCGATAACTAGGTCATCCACATTAAGTAGTGTCCCACGATAATCGGCGATAGCCCGAGCCTTGGAGCCCGAATAGCCCCAGGACTCTGACCGCTGATTGTTGTTGTAGTTGCTGGTCGAAGAAGACGTGCTATCCGACTCATTACGAGACGTGGTGTCACCTGACGTGCTCGCGTCGCTGATACTCGTAGCATAGTCCCCATCGCCCGCAAGCCGAGTCTGAGGAGTGTCTGAGCCCACGGTGCGCCCTTTGGACTTGTTGGTACCACTACCACTACCAGTCTGATGGTTGATCCCAGAATTCTGGGACGTGCCGTCCTGGCCGGTCCTGCTGTAATGGCGGTTCCCTTCAAGCGGGTCCGTGTTTTGCAGTTCAGCCAGATACATTCGATTATACCGGGGCATAATCAGTTCCATCTTAAGGCTTAGTCGCCAAATAAAGATGTCGATAGTCTCGTGAGCGATCTCTTGAAGCCAATAAGTCTTCTTGATTCGATCGTTCAGAGTCTTTCGATATGCCTCATCAAAAATCGGATAGTCGTCAAGACCAATGTGGTCGTTGGTTAACTTAACAACGTCACGAAGCATTATCGTTGTTACTGACATCGTCACCCCCATAGGTTGTCAAATTAGAACTAGCGAGATAATCATTAAGATTTGGTGCTGCATTGTCGTCAACAGCCCAGTAGCAAGACACGTTGAGCCCAAATTTCTCATTAATCTGTTCACACGCCAACTCTCGCGGCTTCATAAACGACTCACGAGACGCAAGCACCTGACCGGAATTGGCGGCCGCTTCCTCAACCACCATGCGCTCACGCTTTTCAGAATTAACATTCATAATACCGAGCATTGTGAGTGCTTCGCCCCAAATCTTGGACTTAGACTCCATGTGCTTGATCGAGGAAACAGCACCCGCACCAGCATTCTGGTTAAGGGGAAACACGCCAATAGTGTTGGCGAGATTATCCATACTCATATTCTCAGTGCCCCACACAACGGGCTCACCATCGTAAATCTTAGAGATGAGATTCTGGATGGTAAGGCGCTGGTCCTGCGAACACGCGACAATCATCGGGTTGCGCTCATTCAACAGATCAATTTCGATTGTTCTGTCAATCTGAGCAAGCCGTGCAGCATACGAAAGCACAACGTCGATTTCCGGTTCTCGGACCTGATTGCCCCAGATACACACCGAATCTGATGCACTCACCTCGCGAGAATAAACACCGTTTCGGGTTACGCGGTATCCAGTTGGATTGTCCTGAATGTCCAGTGGCCCCGAAATTGTTGCGGGCATTGCCATAAACAATTCAAAGAAACTATCGAAATAAAACACGGAGTACCCATTATTGAAGATAGTTGCTTCAATAAAACGTGGGTCAATCCCATTAGGCAGTCCCTCCCAAGTAAACCGGGAAAGGCACTTGCCCATTAACTGGCGCCTATACATATGTTCGAGTTGCGCCTGTCGCGCCTCGGATGAGGATGGGGGAGATGCCATGATTTTCTTGTAGATGCCGTTAAGCACGTAATCTTTTTTACTCACTAAGGGTCACCCTAACCGACTTGTCAATCCGATTGTTGCGAACATTTGTGTTACCGATACGCTGAGGAGAACGCCACACAGTCACACCCTTTTCAAAGATTCCCCGCACACTGGCCTTGAAACCTTCGGGAATAGTTGTGTCAACCAAGTAGCACTCAGCCATCTTCCAATATGTAAACTCCGTCATAAGGCTAAGGGTCTTCGGGAACTTAATCCAAGTATTCATCAAATACCCATACCTAAGCCAGAAATCGCCAATACTACGCATAGCGGCCGGCGAGACGCTTCTAATTCTAGCATCAATCACCAGACCATTCGAGACCATGGCAGACACATATCCTGACGTCTGTCCGACAACAGACGGCGGAATAACCTGCATGTCCTGGCGCTGGCCGTTAATTGATGCGATGGCCGCCTCATAGTCCCCATTAGCCGCAAACTGCGCCAATTCATAGTTAGTATCCCGCACAGTCCTTTGCTGCTGCTGAGAAATCTGCGAAGCACCACTAGCCAACTGATTCTGAATATTCGCCGTCGACTGAGCCTGAGAATTATTAATCATCGCAGAAACACCAGCCGTAGCCGCCTGACCAATACCCGCACCGGCCGCCGAACCATTCAGCCCCATAACCCCGCCGAGTGCCGTCATAGCGCCCTGAGTCGCCTGAACGGTAGCCCTCATGTTGTTGTAGCGAGACTGCGAATCAGCCATCGCAGAATTACCCCACATAGAATTCTCAGCCCCAGCCTGAGTCGCAGCAATACCCGCATTAGCAACATCACGCGCCGCCGTCGCAGCACGCTGAGCACGCTGCTGCTGCCACTTCGCGTTATTCACCTGAGCCGCCGCAGTGTGCGCCGACGAAGCAAGTGCATTCAGCGAAGAATTGTTGACGGCCGAGAACGTGGGGAGAGACGTGTATCCGGTGCACATATCCCAGCCCTCACCATACTCGTTAGTCACCTTGCCTGCACGGCGCTCAACAATCACAGATTCGGTGATTGTGTTGTAGTCCCGGATAGTGAAAAACAGAGACGGATTAGGCGGCACAACATGGGCATACTGATTAATGTTAATTCCCGCTGTGCGGATAGACTCAGGGCGAAATTCAACGGGATTCCCTGAATATGTTGTCAACTCGACAATACAGTATGGTGATGTCACGAATTTCTTAAGTTCCCGATACTCCTTAGGAAGTAACGAAAGAAATTCATTCCTAAAACTAGCGTCAGTCAACGAATAATTACGATTAATGTAAACACTGTTGTCGGATAACCATGTCCACGTTCCTTGTCCTGTTTTCTCACCAACCTTAACTTTGTCGCCAGCATTTAAGTCAACAACATCTTTAGGGACAATAGTGATTGACCCAATACCCTGCGCAACCCAGGGGTAATAACGAAGTCCCTCCATACCAGATTTAAAATTACTTGCGGTGCACGCATAAATTTCGGTACCGTTAGGGATTCCTTCAGTTCGCGAGGAAGTCGCCATAGATACGCGGGGATTGTTTTCGTCACCATAACCATTATTAGCGTCAAGTTTTGTTGTAGAAGTAACAATCACAACATAATCATAATTATTAACATCCGCCAGCAATCGCCGGTAGGTTCGGATAATTTGGTGCTCGGAGCCCATGTCCAGGCCCTCAGGCTGGGTCAACCAGTTCTTTCCGTAGTTGTCGAAAGAATCGGTTGCCGCAATCCCCATGTGCCCACGCTCAAGATAACTGCGACCAAAGTTAATGCGCTGGTAATAGGTTGTCCAAACATCAAGTTGCAGCGTCAACTGTGTAGTATTGGGGGCAATGTAGTCAATGCTGGTAATGAAGTAGAAAAACACGCTAGGCGTATACCCTTCAAAACCAATGTTGTTAACAGGACGCCCAGGGTTCTCAACCATGACATAATTGTACTGGTTAGCCTTAGTAAAAGGTGTAGGAATACGAATCGGCTTACCCTGCGCAAGATAAGTCATCTGATTAATCTCGACCTTATGCAGGTTGTTAAACGACTTGACATAGGCGTAAGGTGTGTGGCCATAAGATTTCCAGTCAACAATGTCCCGATACGTATTGTCGAAAGGAACATTAACCATGGTGATAACACTGCCAGCAGACCACACAGAATAATCAAACGACAAGCCCGCGCGCGTCTCAGGGGGCATAGCATAAATCTCTGACATATCGTCCTCCTTCAAGTCCAAGCATAGCAGAACCGGGCACCCATTGGATGCCCGGTTCTGTATTGATTCAAGTACTACTTCTTAACCTGAATACTAATCTCCTTATTCAGCGGCTTGTTGCCATCCGCGCCCTTAGTGTCAACATTCACACCAAGCGTAAGGAAAGCCTCAGGCTCGTCCGGTCCGACGGTAATAACACCGTCGTTAGAAATCTTCGTTCCCTTAGACTTGGCATTCTTGAGATACCAGTCAGTAGCGTAACCCTTATTCGCGGGCGCCGTCTTCCACTGGATACTGGCCTGACGCACCGCCGCGGGCGGCATAATCGTCGACTGAGCGCCATCCGGCTTAGTCACAATCAGCGTGCTAATCTCCGCATTCGTCTCAGCCTTAGGCGTCACCACAACCGTGTTCGGCTTAGTGCCGAACGCAATAGCCGGGGTAAACGGCGAAGCGCTCATGACCGACCAGTGATGCAACCAGAAATTATCATACAGACCCTCAGGGTTAGAGATACTCCGGTTCTCAAGGAGAATGTCCTTAATCACGAAGAACTGCTTACTGGTCAGAATAGCCGACGTATCAGCCATCCCCAGCGCCTCACCCGGAACAGTAATGATGTGGGACGGCGCCTCAGCGTCGCTCCGGTTAAACGCGGCGGACAGAGACGTCACGTCAACGTTCGCCTTAAACTCAGGCGTCGCAATAAGCACCAGGTCCTCAGGGCGTGCGAACGAGTGCACCGCGGCGCTGTTAAATGCAGGTGTCGGGTACTGCATCTTATTCGCAGCAACCCTGAGCGCCTTAAGCGCAGCGTCGACCTTAGCCTTATCCGGCTCGAACGAATTCATATCGGAAATCTGCATCCGATAGAATCCGAACTTATCATCAAAGGTCTTGAACAACTTAGTCATACTAAGGAACTCAGACCACTGGTCAGACGAAGCGGCCACGGCCATAATCTGAGAAATCATCTCAGAAAGACCGTTATCCGAAAGGAAAGCCCGACGAAGCACGTCACGGTTAACCGTGATCTTGAACTTCTCCTTGCGGTTAATCGTGTGAAACGCGCTCTTGGACGGCGGCGGGGCCTGTCCAAACACGTCACGCTCAAGGTAGTCGCGCTGCTCCTCATAAATGGTGGGCTTGATAAAGTCAAGGTGAACTTCCTCGATAGTGTCACCAAAGTTCATCATGCCCTGCTTGAAGACCGCAAGGGGGTTCCTCCACGAAATGTCACGCACAATGGTAGAACCGATACGGTTAACCAGCGATGACATGAATTCGTTGCGAGTAATGTTATCAGACATGATTCCAGCAATAGTTTCCTGAATGTTCGCCTTAGTGGCCTCAGGAACCATGTTCTGATAATCATATCGCGCATCGCTACGAATAGCGTTAAGAATATCAATGTTTGAAGTGTCGTCACGCAACTGTGGCATAATCAATTCCCCTTAAATAGTTCGCTAATCGACTTAGGTTTCCAATTGGAATCGGGAACCTTATCGTTTCCCGAATCACTACTAGAAAATAATCCCGAAAGTCCTGCGAGAGTCTTTCCAGTACTAGCCGCAGCCATCCTGTCAATCCCCATACTATCAACTATAGCACTCCCAGCATCCTTAGCGGCAGTTCCGCCCAAATCAACGGCAGCACCCCCAACGTCGCCAACACCCTTGAGGACCGCCTTGGCGTCATCCTTCGTGCTCTCGGCCGCCTGTTTCACGTCATCCAAGGTCATTTCCTTAGACGTCGGAACATCGTCCCCAGCGAACGGATTATCTGTCTCCCTGTCCGTGGGTGTTAGTTGCTCACCAAGGCGATTCTCAAGTTCCGCCTGCAATGCAGAAACCTTTTCCCCGAACACGTCCGTGAGATGCTTCCACGCCGCCTTAGTATCCTTGAAGTGGTCAACATCCGCAGGGTCCTTAGGGGCCCCTTCAAACATGTTCCCATCATCGGGGGAAACGGCTTTCTTGTCCCCGTCACTATCCCCTGGATCAAAGACGTCATTACCAGACATCCCCGATTCCTCGCGCTGCTGCGGCGTGAGGTCCTTGGCCGCCTTATTGCGCGCCTGGGCGTCATCCATGGACTGTTGCGGATCGCCCTCAGTACGCCGCTCAGTAAGCGAACGTCCGTTGTGCTCAGCCTTATCCTGCTTGATCGACTCGGCGTTCTTGGCGTCAACCTTGGCCTTATTGGCCTTTCGCTGCTCCTCGTTCATGGGGGAGCCGTCGGGGTTCAGTCCCTTAAGCGCATTCTTCTCAGCATCAGATAGTGCCATAATTCCTCCTAAAACGGTAGGCTAGGAACCTACGTTCCTAGCCTACCATAAATACCCAATCATCCGAAAGCAATCCCGAGGGCTGCTACCCAACTAAGCCGGGCCCAGTTCATTAGGTTGCTTCCCGGCAATTAGTCGGAAATTACTTGCCGGACTTGGGAGCATTCTTCGCCAGATACTCGATAACGGCCTCAGTGACAATATCCGACTCATCCTTGCGCAGAAGCCAGTGAGCCTCAGTCAGGTCCGCCTGAACGGACTTAGGGAGACGGAACTTAACAGTGCTGTGACTAGAAACAGGACGTGCCATGATTACCAACCTTAATCAATCTTCAATGTGAATGTTGTGTCCCGAAGAACTGTGCCTCCGGGAACCCTTACAGGAATCAGTTTACCATTCCAAGTGCCACCACGCAACATGTCATCTAAAGTCAATGTGGCGGCTACGTTGCGGGGCATGCCCGCAATGTGTACGTCAAGTTTACCATCAATTTCCTCCGCATATTGCTTCGCTCGAATATAGACCGATTTTGTGAAAGAACTCTCATGCTTCCAAGCCCCTAGTTCTACCGGATCGACCCACAAGGAATCTGGGGGAGTCGTGGGACCAATAAGGTGTAGAGAATCTGTATCGGCATATGCGAATGTTTCATAATTATCTTGCGCGGCACTAATCGTTTTCTTCCTTGCATACGCAGTAATAAACACACCCATTGGCGTATAAACAGGGTCCCGCATTTCAGGTTCATTCATTACCAGTGATACACGATTATCTTTCAAGGTGGGATGTTTCCCAGTAATGTCAGGATTAGTTGCAAACTTTCCATACAAACTGTTCAGGTGTAGTTTAGCAATTTGCCTTAGCCCGCCAGTACTGTTCTTTTTAATTTCCATAAAATGGTCAACATATTTATCGAAAAATCCGTGTGATCCGCGAAATTCAAACGTTCCGTTCCATGAATAGATTTTAAAGTCGTAATGCTTTTTCCACAACTCAATATCAATGTTTGTTGCCACCACTGTTGTGGGTTCTTTTACTTCTTCTAGATATTGTGTTGGGTTAAATGAAAGATTCTTTTTAATCTGAATGCAAGGAATGTGATTAGGCTTTAATTTTGCTGTAAACGTAATTGAAGCAATGTAGAGAGGGCGATTGGTTATTGGCGCGCCGTCTGAGTAGATCGGATCGCCGTAGGGGAGTAGTGCCGTTCGCATTACCGAGGGATAAAGCGAATTAACGTCATACACGCTCCCTGCACCATTCAATTTCTTTGAGTATCTAGGATCGGCATAAGTAAATCCCCCGCGATATGCTTTCCGTATCTCAGTGTCAATTTCAGGTGAAAGAATTGGGAATCGCCGAATAAACAGTTTCCCAGTCATCTTCTTATATGTTGCAAGTGAGTCGCTACCCGCCGTTAGTTTAGTCATCTTCTCTTCAAACTGAACTTCGAGCGCTTGAGCAACAATCGCTACGTCATTTCGCTGATATCGCTTTTCTTGTTCTGTAGGGATGTAGCCTATTGGCCTAAACTTTTCATAATCAATCTCAAGTTTCTGATCATGCAAATTAAACGCTTTAGCGATTGCGCTGACCGACATTGGTAATTTCTTGAATGAATCTCTGAATTCAACCCTATAGCCCGTCTCAAAAACAACTGTGATCGAATAATACTTACCCATCCTTGAAATCAAAGAAGTAAATTCCTTGACGCCCGGATTTTCTTTCACCCATTTATAATCGTGCTTAAGTAGCCAATCTAAAATAAATGTGCCATCGAATGCTAGGTTGTGGAAATAAATGTGTGCTGCGCGTTCAGAAATATGTGACATAAATCCGTCAAGTGTAATTCCATCAACATAATTCTGAAGTTTTCCAACCTGAATAATCCCCCAAGACCACACACGGCAATCATCCTCAACCGTAGTCGTCTCAAAATCCGCACAGAACGAAGGAACTTTCTTATGGCTACGCCTAACGCCGACCCTTGCGGGTCTTGCGCTTGTTGATTGGCGAACCACTGAAATCATCCTCCGGTTTAATCTTAACTTGCTTTATCTCCTTAAGTAGAGATTTAATACTAGAGTCGGCTTCCTCTACATCGTCATACCAAAGATCGTAGCCCGCCCGTCTTCTATCGAAATATCCTTCTTTCGCCGCCTCATACATGAGAGACAATTGATTGGCGAAATCGCCATTAACGGTCCACATTAACCACAGCACGTCGTCAGGAATGTCTGTAAGAATATCATACAATTCAGGGTCACCAATGACGTCCAGCATTGCGGCGATCTGTTGTTTTGCTGCCGTCAACTTTTCTTGCTTGGCCGCCTTACTGAGGGAATCCAAAACAACATTAGTTTTCTCTCGCATTGCTTCGGCAGACTCAAAATTCACGGTACGCTTATTAGGATTCATTCTCTCAAGCGCATAATGTGAACCACCAGGCAAATAAGATCTAGATGGTCTAAAATCTCTAATCCAATCGCCCACGGTAACATCGCCTAGGTAGGGCAATTTAGTTCCCGCTACACTGCGTTCATAAGCGTCAATATCCTCATTATAGCGACGCACAGCATCACGATAACGACGAACGTCTTTAGCAGAAATGGGATTACCTTTGCGGTCAGAATAATACCACACGCTATCAGAATTATTAAACTCACTAAGACGCTCAAGTTCCCTCGCTGCATTCTTCAACGTCACCTTCCCAACAGCCGACTTACCCAAAGGATCATACTTCGTCCCACGAATATCCGCCCCATCATCACTAGTCGCCATCCTATACATCTTACGCACAGCCCGATCGCGCTCAACCTGCAACAAATCACGCGCCCTATTCAAATCAGAGCGACGCTGCTCCCTCGCACTCGCCTTAGCCGACTTGACCTTAACCTTATCCTGTTCCTCGGACAAAGTATCCGGCAAAGGATTAAAATCGAGTCCGCCAACAAAGTCCCGAATATCAGCCGCAGTATTCCGAACATGCTTCGCACCGCGCTTAAACGACCGATAATGCTTACCCCAGTGTGACTTAACCAAACCAATCACCCCCTGCCCCCTAAGGGGACAGGGGGCAACTAGTATCCTACAGCGTCCGTCAGGCCAGCGTCACCGTCGTGTACTCACGACCCCGACCAGACTTAGCAGACCCAATCTCAACAGCCACCGGCTCCGGCCACGACTTAACGTCACCCAGAATATCCACAAGCCGCTGAATCTGCGCCACAACCGTCTGAGACGAAGTACCGTAAGCGTTTCCGTCCTTGTCAATCACCGTGATAGCCCGACGAGTCTCAACCTCACCAGTATCCGTGTCAACCACGTCATCCTCAGTGATAACAATGTCCTTAATCTCAATCTTCTTGCCACGCAGTTCCTTGAAAGAAACAGCAGAATTCTGAGCAGTGAAGAAAGCCTTCTTGCCAGCAAAGTCGTCAGAGAGAGAGGAGTAAACAACAGCCATGATCTTTTCCTTTCGTATGGCTACTTTCAATTTAATTCAGTTCTGGTATTACCCGCCCAGCCGGGAATCTAAAATAGTGTTGGTGAATCAATGTCATCAGGAACCAAGATAAAGTCATCGTCGGTCAAGGCCATGCACACAATGTCTGGTGTGGAAACTTCGTCTTGATAATAAAGTATGTGCTCTGCGACGCTAAGTGTGTGACTGTATGTACATGAGGGACTCCTTGTAATCGCCACATTGTATCTAGTTCCCTGAATCTTAAAGATTCGCGTATATTTGTTTGAAGACGAATACCGAGAAACTAAAAACTTCTTTGATTCAAGACTATTGGAGTATGCCCTCACATAAAAATCATGATCAATGTGATTAGTCCAGCAATCCATAGCAACCAACTCCCAACCCTAGGCGCCACCTTAGCGGCAATCATACCCCCAGCCACACCGAGAGCAACGCTGCCCGCAGTAAGCTGATCACCATGACGCCGCACGTCACCACAAGTACAAGTCGAATGAATGCCAACAGAATTGTATCGCTCATTTTCCTGCCACCCCATTTCCTTGTCAATCCAAATAAGTTCGCCATTAATGTTTTCCCACATTATAATGATCCTAATGTTGGTCTTGTTATATAAAAAGCAATTTGTGATCTTGAATAAAACCAGAGATTCTTTTTTGCATCATACCAATAATCGCCCCGCCTTTCTACTTTAATCCATCTTGACCCGCATGTGATAGTAGCGATAGCGCCATTATCGCTAACATCACATCCTTCCTCCTTAAGCAGAGAACTCAACGCAGGACCTAGAACACTATTTTCCATCACACATCATATCCAAACATTCGCTCAAATTCGCTACATAACGAATCAAGGTCACCGTCGTTTCTGAACACTGTTGAATTAGTGGCGCCCGAAATAAATCCGTAGGTTGCATTGTTGGTGTTGTAAAACCACTCAACATAATAACCTGGCACCGACGCATGAAAACTGTGAATCTTCGGCCTAATTGTAGCGTTGAGGATTTTGAGCTTGTGAATAATTTGTGGATGAATGTATGTCGCACCATAATTAATTGAATCACGACAAAATCTATTCATTGTTGCTCGTGAATTAGTTGAAATCATCTCAGTTCCTTCCATTGCTCGCGGGCTGTTCCCGCCCCGTTCATGCGTTAATAATGCACCCTAGTTCTCCGCCAGTCAAGTTAACTGAGCGTGAACTAGACCACACAAACAAATGTCCTAACATAAGCGGCCCTATTGTACTGACAATAGAGCCGCTTATTAATATGCCCTACCGCCGACCTACCATAGATGCATTACGTTGTCAAACGAAATCGTGTGATACGTGACACTATTTGACGAAAATGGGGGTGATGTTCGTCACATGAAAGGGGGGCACAGACAC